TTTTTCCAGTTCTCAAGTTGCTCAAGAGCCGATTGTTCATTTGCTAGAATAGCCCCTTCCGGAGATTTAATTGGGAAACTGAAGATAGTAGTACTATTCGGTTTCATAGCGCAAGGTTCGTTAGGTACACCTACGTCTTTCAGAAAATCAGTGATAGGGTCCTTGTTATCTTGTCGCACAGTACGAATGTAATACGGGGCAAAACGCCCGTGAATGCCTGAAGCAGAATTAACAAGCTGCGAAACAGTACCGGATGGCTTAATACAGGTAATAGCTGTACTCTGGGGAATCCCCAACTTATCAGCCCATTCCTTATTTGTTTCGATAGCAACATCTTTCATCTCCTTCAGGAGTTTAGCGTCTGGGTTATGGAGGAGGGGGCAATCCTGGATTCCGGTGAGAGACACTCCGAGCAGAGACTCTTCGGCAGTATTGCGTTTCCACACTGAGCGCAGGTAGGGAAGGTCTGTAAGCGTTGCTTGTAATGTGCCAAGAATTGTTGCCAACCGTACTTTGCGCTTGAGACTAGCCTTCGTATCTTTTTCACGAGCTACTACCTCCGATAAGTTGCAGAATTGATTTGGTCGCAGAATAATTTCTGAGCAGGGATTCGTTCCGAAATCCCAATCAGCGTCCCTGCGGCCATTCTCTCTCGCTTTCGCCTGAGCTGCAACGCGCGAGAATATGCCTCGCTCTCCCGATTTACTTTTGACAAGGGCGGTCCATTCATCTAGGAAGGTCTCCATATCTGGTTTTACTTCGTAACACGCGCTATTATTAGCTAGCGCCCGATGACCGTAGTGTTCCCACCAGTTACCGCTTTTAGCATCGCGTACTTGGGGATCTCCAAGGTCTGAAAGAGAAATCATAGCACTCCGACGTACACCGCCGACAACAATGATCTCACCTACTTTACATAGAATATCGTGGCATTCAATGGGAGTTAGCTTTCGTCCAGCGGCTCCTTTAAAAATTCGATCGATGAAACCCATGAGGTCAATAAGAGGTTCTGGACCGCTAGCCCGTCCTCCCATTGTTTTAAGCCGAGCTCCTGCGGGGCGTACTTTACTGTAGTCCCACTGGTGTACTTGACCAAGATATAGATCTGCCACTTGTTTGCGGATAGCTTTCGCCCATCCTTCTTTGGAATCCCCAACTACAATCTCCCGTTCAGTTTCGGTAAATGTATCGTTTACGATGGGGAGTTTAGAAACAAACTTTGATTCAACACTAAACCCAACACCAGTACCGCTGGCTAGGATATAAAGTGCTTCATCAAAGGCTCGGGGAGAGTCTACTGCTAGGAAGGAGCAGTTAAATCCTGCTACATTATTTTTAGCTAGCGCGTTACCAGCACTCCAAAGACAACGCATAGAAGGCATTACTTCCATTGAATGGATGGCCTTGTAGAGTTCAGCGTAATCATCTTTGCTCAAGCGGTCGCCCCAGTAATCTAGGTAGCGAGTAACTGTTTCTTCCCAAGTCTCCCGTTTCTGTGTTTCCTCATCCCAACGAGCGTAACGTGAGAGGTGAATAAATTTTTGATATGTGTCCATTTTAGTTACTCCGAGTAAACTGATTTATAATAACCGTTAGTAAGATGAGTCTTGAGTTCAGTGTACCCACCGATGTGTAAGTTACCCTTCATAATTTGGGGAACCGTAGACCATTTCCGACTCTTAAACATTTTTAGAGTTTCGGGATCTGAATCCACATCGATAAGCTCATACTCAAGATAATTATCTTGGAGTAACTTTTCGGCCTTCTCACAGTAGCCGCATGTTTCTTTTGTGTATACCGTATACATATTGTCCTCTATATGTGTACGCTACTTGACTAGGGTAAGCTTTGCAATTTCCGCTTCCAACTCGTCGTCGCTTAAGTCACTGGTACTTATAGTCTGGTTAACTTCTTGACGTTGTAGTTTGGGGGCTTCGTATTCTGCTATGATAGCTGCAATACGGGTTGCTTCGCTTTTATCACCTTCTTCAAGTGCTTCGTACATATTATAACGGAGGACATCGAGAGCGCTAAATGACGCTTCATCTTCTTTAATGACCTTCGCTAGTTGTTCCATTTTCTCTTTGATCTCATCGCGAATAGCTTTATTACGCATACGAGTTTCATAACCTTTCTTACGATATTCCTCAGCCATCTCGGGGGAGGTAATCGGTTTAAGGTTTGATAATGATTTATCAGAAACTGGGTGTTTACTTTTCATTTCTCTCTCCTATAACCAGTTAGTATCGTCGTCTATGTTAGCACCGCCTACGCGGTCTCTCCATGACACTCTATCGTTTGTAAGTTTATTTCCGTGGGTCCTCAAGACTTCTAAACCCATAGCGCAAGCCATGACAGTATCATCGTTACAGCCAGCCATAGCTTCCATCTTTCCAGAATCTTTGGATATGTAAGTCTTGAGTTCTTTGATAATTGTTGTTGAAGGTATACGAATATCATCTTCATTCACCGCATTCTGGAGTAAACCAATGATCTGTGGTTTACTCGACATAGTAGTTTTAAATCCAGGACGAGCGCCTTCGGACGACGAAAGATCGGCGACCCTAGCTTGATAGTATAAGTTTACATATCTCATCTGATCCAAACGTAATAATGTAGCTAGACCAATACTATTAGACTCAACGCATAACAAAGCGTTATTGAAGTAGCGACCTAAATAAAAAAGTATTTCCCCAAACTCAGTGGGGTCTACTCTGTTATTACGGTACATAGCTACAACTTCTCTATTGGAATTCATAACTACGGCGCACGAATAATCTTTACCTACGCCTTGAGCTACGTCAGCGGCAATAATGAAGGGCACATCGAATTGGGGGTATTCCCAAATTTCTAGGGAGCCTTCTTTGGCTTCTACAAATTCACCCGTCATTGGGTTGAATTCTCTTAGAGCCTCTGCTTCAGTAGCTACTAGGTCATTCAATTTTTCTTGGTCAAAAACGGTGTTACCCGAAACAATAAATGCTTCCTCAGCGTTAGCTGGGTATTCTTGTTTAAACTTATTCTCACCGCCCTCAGCAATCTTGAGGCGCCTCCAGTATAACTGGTCGTTATCTAGATCGTACCTCTCAACTAGCTCGTCCTCTTCTACGGTTCTCTCAAACCCCGAAGGGGCGTCGCGTCGATATTCCTCAGTTGCAAACCAGGGAATGAATACTGCAAGGTACTCGTTCTCCCCATTAGCCGCGCCTTGGAAGAGACGCCAGAATTCTCCGGAAGCCCCGTTCGCCGTGGATTCCAAAATTACTTCGGTACCCTCGGCTTGAGAGATTCCTTGGAAGAGTCCCGCCAAAATCTTTTCGTCGTGAGTCCAAAATCCAACCTCGGAAAGGTGGGCGATGGTGGGGGTAGTTCCGCGTCCAGCTTCTGGTGAACCAGCAGTGTATAGACGGTACCCGCTTTTATTCTCTTCAAATAAGATTTCTTTCGCATTAGATTTTTGAAGGGTAGGCCGGAGTTCGTCCGTCATATTGTCAATAATATTTCGGGACATACTAAATAAGGCATCCGACGTAGCGCTGTCGTGAGCCATCACTACCGACTTGGAGAAGTTGGTAAAGTAAGTCTTCCAGAATACCCGCGCAGCGCAATAGGTAGATATGCCTTGCTGCCGCGCTTTGAGGATGATGACGCGTACGCGACCAGTTTCCTCTATTTGTTCGTCAATAGCTTCTGTAATGAGCCGTTGGGGTTCGTTAAAGAGGAAGGGGACAAAACCTTGGGAGGAATCTTTTGTTAGGATCTTAACGTTTTCCGCACAAAATTTTTCGAAGTCTACTTCGTATTCTTTTAGGGCTTCCCTTTTAGCTTTCTCTTTAAGAAGTTCAAGCGTCCTCTTGTTCTTCATTAACTTATAGTCCTTTTACTCGATAGTAAAGAATCAAATACTGCGTCTCGACCAACATAACCTACTTCGCAAATTAAATTTGAAGCAGCAGTATATTCTTGAATGGAGCCGTTAGATTTGTGGATATGAATTTCTTCAATATTCCCATTGAGATCTGTATGGAAATGGGCAGAATGGTCTAGACCCCAGTAAGTAATCTTATTGTCAAGGGCTTCGTCTACATCTGCGCCAGTAGTGTTTATAACGCGTACTACCAAAGTTGCCATTAGGTTTTCCTCCGTTTAGCTGAAGTTTTAGCGGCTACCTTTTTAGGTTGGGCGCTGTGCTGTCTACCTTTGCGGATATCTTTTTTCTTTTTAGCATTAGTAGCTTTCCGTTCAGCGGGGGTAAGTTTTTTCCACTCGGCTTCTGGAAGATAACGACCACCACTAGCGTTAGGTCCTTGGGTGGAGGGCTTTCCAGAGGAAGTCTTCCAGTTCTGTTTGGTCCATCGAGTGAGCGATTGTTGTTGTCTTGTTTTTCCCATTAACTCTTATAACCACCTCCAGCCGCTTTGTAGGCTTTAGCTAGCATTTGAGCTTTCCTAGCAGACCACTGTCCAGGTTTTCCACCTTTGCCTTGGGCTTTAATCTTTTTAAATAAGCGTTCCCGCAAAGCGGGTTTAGTGTAGTTCCCACTTTCGTTTACTCTACTTTTAGATTTAGCCATGATAATATTCCTTAACGACGTTTCCCTGGGGGTCCCCGACGTTTCCGTTTTGTAACGTTATTTTTAACTTCTACAGTGCGACGACCAGAAGCGCCTTTCATTCCTGGCTTACCTACTTTCATAGTTTTAGGCTTAGGCTTAGTAGTGGGCTTCACTTTATTACCAGCAAGTACTACCCGACCTGGACTGCGAGCTCGCATTGAATCCGTTGGGGAATCACTAGATTTTAGTTGGGGGTTATCTTTGTAAAAACCTTCCATCGGCGATTTGTTAGTTAGGGTAGGTGAAATTGTGGTGCTACGAGGGGTTCCACTGTTAGCACGGTTCTTACCATGCCGAGCGCGGCGACGAGCGTTATGATCAATTCTAGGCATGGGCCTCTCCTTTA